ATATCATGTAATTCATCAAAAAGATCATCATTTTCATAATCTTGTCCTGTTTCAGCGAAGAAATTATCAATTGCCGAAGAAATAATGTTGTCAGCGTATTCGAATTCATCACTAAAATCATGACACGCATCCCATTGAGTTTTTTCATAATCAATAAAACTTAATAGGTTGTCATAAGTAATTCCTCTTCTTCTATACCTCGTATTATCCTCAGGAGTTTGTTCTTCCATTTCTCCTTCAGTTGGATAAACTTCATCAGGACCGTTACTTCTAAAGTTGTAAGCTGGTTCGATGTTAATATCCATGTTGGGAGCATTTCCACCACCTGTATATCCTTGTTCATCTAATTGGTCTCCAACCTGTAAATTTTCATCTCCATCATTCTCGTTGTCATCATCCTCATATTCATCCTCTTTGTATAAATTTTTATGCATTTTCTCGAATGTATCAACACTATTGGATGGTCCTTCAATGTAATCAAATCCTGCTGAAGGGTTCAAATCTTCCTCATCGTAGATGTCATCAAGTTTTCCAACTCCTTCTTCAACTTCACCTTCCATCTTACCACCACATTGTTCACAAACATCTTCTCTCATTGTTCCACCACATTGTTCGCAAACCCCAGCTTTTTCATATTGTTCGTTGATCCCCATATTGGTATATTTCTTAACTTCTCCTTTGTTGTTAACAACCATACCGTCTTTGTCTCCAGCAAAATCGTAAGTGTATAAAGGTTGGGTATTAGAAACTTGTGGTTGCATGGTTTGATATCCATTATACAAACTTTTGTGTTGGTCCAAAATATCTTGTTTCTCTGTTGCCGATAATTGACCTAATCCAAAGTATCCTCTCATATTATAAAATGTTTAATATAAATACTTTAAAGTTTTTGTTTTTTCATTTGACATTACCCGAGGTAAATTTTATTATTGTAATAACAAGTGAGGTTCATATTTTCATCCGATAGTATCTTGGTAATTTATTTATCGCCTCAATTTACGATCTCACTTGTTATTTTTATATGACAATCAACGACTACGATATTGACGAATACGCTGAAGGAGCCATCATCTTGGATGGACTCGATGACGCTATTATTGGAATTGTTGAAGAGTTTGGTAACGGTCCTAGAATTCTTTATTCAAAAAACAAAATCCTCAACATTCTTTGTGAAAGAGATCTGATGACACATTCTGAGGCTGTTGAATTTTTTGATTATAATATAATCGGTCTTTATGCGGGAGAACAAAATCCAGTATTTTTGGTTTCTGAGTAAATTTTTCTTATTTTTGTAAAAAACAAAAAAATGTATTGGAAAGTAAATCACAGTAAAATTAGAAAAGTTATGGGAAAATATTGGATAGTTCCCTGTATATCTATTTGGTATGATCAATATTACTTCTGGGAAACAGGAATAAACACCCCAGCCTTTGGTCTTAATGTTTCTTTTTTTAATTTTACTTACGGAATAGTCGTACAAAAACGTTATTATTAAAATTATGAAGCTTCTTTGTAGTATCGGACTGCATTGGTGGAAAACCAAAAAGGAAAAAGTCGAAGTTGTGGGTCACCCGAAAGGAAGAAAACACGTCAGGGTTAACATCAGAGAATGTAGATTCTGTGGTGATAGACAATATTACTCCTTACCTGATAAAAATGATAATCGAGTATGGAAACGATGTGATTTCAAAAAAAATGATAAAATAATATTAGAACAAATTAAATAATATGCAAACATTAGTATTCAACACAACAAGTAAAACTGTCACATTATATTCAGAAGAACCTGGATCTAAGATTATTCATACATTTTCAGAAGTTCCAACAGTCAAAGTATTGAACTCCCATTATGAAGTTATGAGAAAAGTAATTGATGAAAAGGGAACTGAAATTCGGGTTCCAGTTGCTAGATTTCCAATCGCAAATTCCAACATGCTTATTAAAAACTGATCATAGTAAACCGTTTTCGTAAAAAAACCATGAAACCCGAACTAAAAAAAATCTACGAAAAACACATTGTTCATAGTTCATTCTTGGACTCAAAATCAGTAGAGGATTGTATGAAGGAATCTTATGAGTTAGGAATCAAAGATTTTACTAAATGGTTGTCAAAACAAGATCATTTGTCCAACAACATAAATTACATTTTGGAGGAATGGGATAACCAAAATAAAAGATGAAATATTATTTGTTGGTTTTGGTTTTTCAAATTATGTTCAATATTTTTAAAGTGTTGGAGATCAAGTATACCTATGAGAATAAATTAAATTTACTTCTGTATAACTCAGTTTATATCAACTTGGTATCTTTAGCCACGGTTTATTGGTCTTTGGACAGATTATTTGAGGGAGATTGGTGGGTCATCGCGTTTTACATTGCTGGTAGCGTTATTGGTAAATGGATCGCGATGACTCAAATCGAAAACATACGATACAAAATTTACAAAATTTTTGGTAGAAAAAATGATGAAAATCAGTAGAAAATTGTTTATCTTTGAAATATTTATAGTTAAACAAAATTTTATAAAATTATGAAAGAATTTATGATACTAGCAGGATGTGTCCTGTTATTGATTTACATCGCAGGTAGATGGGTCAAAGCAATTGATTACATGCACGAAAATTATCCAGATTACAAGGGTGAAGATTTATTCGATGAAGATGAAAACGGTGATCTCAAAAGTTAAAAGAATTTTGAAAGAAATTTTTTTGGGATTCGAATTGTCGAATCATTTTAGAAATCACCACCAACAATGGCCTAAAATCTAGTTATGATTTATCGGACACGAAAAATTGTAAAATACGAAGATTTAAACCCGAGAGGAACACTCTTTGGGGGCCAATTGTTGAAGTGGATTGATGAGGAAGCATCTGTTTATGCTATTTGTCAAATTGGTGATAGAATGGTTGTTACCAAAGCAATGTCAAAAATTGATTTCAGGACATCACCAAAGCTTGGAGATATAGTTGAAATTGGAATGGATCTGGTAAGACTAGGTAATACATCAATTACCTTCAAATGTAATGTTAGAAACAAATACACCAAGGAAGATGTGATCACTATCGATGAAATAGTGTTTGTTAGAGTAGATGAAACTGGAAAACCAACTCCTATCAATAAAAACGAAATGAACCAATATGAATAACATAGACAAAACATACCAACAACTCCTACAAGATATTTTGGATAATGGGGTTCAAAAAAAAGATAGGACAGGCACTGGAACCCTTTCGGTATTTGGTAGACAAATCCGTCATAAAATGAGTGAAGGGTTTCCTTTACTTACCACAAAGAAGATGGCATGGAAATCCATTGTGACTGAACTTCTATGGTTTCTACGTGGGGATACCAATATCAAATTCTTATTGGATTATGATTGCCATATTTGGGATGGAGATGCGTATAAAAACTATACTAATAATTTCTTAGGTTACGAAGATGTCCCATCGAAAGAAGAGTTCATTAAAGAAATCAAAACCAATAATGAGTTTGCCAATAAGTGGGGTGAGTTAGGACCGATATATGGTGAACAGTGGAGAAGTTGGAAACGATATAGGAACGTAGAAGATACAGAACATAAAGAAACACTCCATATTATAGATTATGTAGACCAAATCACAAATTTAGTCAACGAACTTAAAACAAATCCAGATAGTAGACGATTGATGGTAAGCGCTTGGAATGTGGGTGAGTTAGACCAAATGGTACTTCCACCTTGTCATTATGGATTTCAAGTTTATACAAGAGAATTAAATTTAGAAGAAAAGTGGGAACAATATACTAAATCAGGATTAAATATAGAAATAAATGGAACACCATTGGAGTTAAAACATATGGGAACTCCATTCTATCCTAAGTCATTACCACAACGAGCAATCTCTTTAATGTGGAATCAACGTTCAGTAGATACATTTTTAGGTTTACCATTTAATATTGCTTCTTATGGATTGTTATTAGAAATAATCGCAAAAGAAGTAAATATGATACCTGATGAATTGATTGGAAATTTGGGTGATGTTCATTTATACAAAAACCACATTGAACAAGCAAAAGAACAAATGTATAGAAGACCTTATGATTTACCAAAAGTTCAAATCACGGAAAGGGATTGGTATCTACATCCACTGGTTAAATTAAACTCTGAAGAAAGAATGTTTCAACAAAAAATTAGGAGTTATAGACCAGATTGTTTTGAGTTAATTGGTTACGAATCTCACAGTAAAATCAAAGCACCTTTATCAAATTGAAAAATGAAAATAACACTTACTCTCCTTTCAGATTTTACTCCTGAGGTTGTTGACTTAATTTTAAATGAAAAACTTGAAGGTGGTTATTCTATTGATTATGCTTTGAATTCTTTGGTATCATATCATCATGGAAAAGAAGTTATAATTTATAATTTTGACAAATTTTTCAAGTTAGACAATAGGTGGTCGGGTTACAAAGTAGAAGTTTTCGTATCTTCAATTATTATAAATTTCAAATAAATGTTACACTTAGAAGAAAAAGTAAAAGATCAAATTTATAATATAATTTTAAAATCAAATGGTATTATAGTAGGTGAATTTGTTAAAGTAGACGGGTTCTATTATTTCGCCGAAAATGATAGTAGAACTTGGGGATTATGGTCACAGGAGTTTTTAAAAAGTTTAGTAAGTGAATTAGAAAAATTAAATTACCCTCTTAATAAGGGTATTGAGGAATACTTTCAATCTCAAATATAGAATTATAATATGGAAGATTCGAAAGCTCGTTGCAAATGTGGTTGGCCTTGGATATTCCATTATAATTCGAAAGGAAAAATGAATGCAATATTTAAAGCCAAACTCCCACAAAAAACTATTGAAGATTATGTTAAAGGGAACGGATGGTTAAAATGAAAACAGTAAAAGAAGTCTATGTAATTTTTAATCCCTATGATAAGGGATATTATGATGGGTATGGATATTTCCGTGGAATATTGTTTAGTAAAAAATATATAGACAAAGAAGACGCATTCACTGAAATCGAAACTATATTGAACAATTCAAATGGAAAAACATTCCTCAAAGTAGAGTCCTACCATACATACATTTAAAAAGTGGGGATTGCCCCCACTTTTTTTATGCTATTTTTTTCCAAGCGTCAGTAGAAGAAATCAAAGCCAAGTGAGATCCATTATCCCAATCTACTGAAATAATTTTTTCATCAGCATCCGCCGACTCGAAAGGATCTCTACTAATTGCAGTAACAACACCTTTCGTTCCTGGAGTCACTGTTGTCTCTCCTTCCATATGATAACAAATTACTCTATCTCCAACTTCAAGTGGAGGATTCAATGGTCCTTTCATAATAATAAATATAAACAATATATTTATTGTATATGGAATTTTTGATTACAGAGTCTCAACTTAGAACTTTATTGAGTGAAGAAGAAAGATCACAGTTGGGATCTTATATGAAACAACTCAACGCATTCACAAGACAGATTGTAAGTCGTGTTGCTAAATCTTATGGATTGAACTTGAGAATGCTCTTAACGTGGGGAACATCTGTTGGTGGGATGGTCCTACCATTGGATGAATTCCTTAAAACAGGAGATTTCAACCTTACAGAAGAACAAAGAATGTTAGTTCTATCTGGTATTGCTTTTTCGTTATTTTTTGAAAGTAGACGATCAATAACAAAACTACTTTCAACAATAAAGGATGAAGGTTTGGAAGACGTTTATAAAAAGGGATTAAAAAAAGGTAAAGAACTCAAAACGGCTTTCATAGATTTTGTAGAATCTTTATCAGTAGGAACCTCATTGTTTGTTGATACAATTGCATACAGTTTTTTAATACCAATCATAAATGACATATACTCTGTAACCTTGAATTCTCAGGATTTAGAAGAGGCGGCTATATTGATAGCCGAAAGATTACTCTCCAGCGGTATTATTTTAGGAAGTTCACAAATTCTTGTCAAGTTAGTTAAAAGTATTCTCGAAAGATTGAAATAAAAATTCAATTTGACAGTGATCTTCATTTGATTTATATTTTGGTCATAAAAATATAATCATGTCAAGAATCATTGAATTGAAAAAACAATACCCTGAATTGAATCTAACTATGTTTGATTTATTCGAGCGTATCGATACCACCGAAACTTACAAATATTTTCCTCTTCTGTGTAAACTTTTCAGTACGAGATGGAAATTTGAAAGTACAGATTTACATACTAAAGATTTTTTTAGTGAAATGAAGTTTAGATTAGAATCTAAAGGAATCAAAATTACCACTGAGAAAGATTCATTGATTCATGCGATGAATCATATGTCCGATTATTATTCTGAAGATTTGTTTTTGACAGTTAAAGAATTTATCGATAGAATGGAAAATAAGAAAATTCAGAACAAAGATTTATCAACTTACGCCTCCTTAGAGAATTTGCGATCTGCGATTACTTTATCTTCTATGAAAGAGATTGAAAAAGATTTAGAAAAACAAGTCGTAAAAGAATTTGAAGATGATACATGGCTAGTGGTTAGACCTTTGACTTTTCAAGCTTCAAGCAAGTACGGATCAAATACAAGATGGTGTACCACATATTCAAGGGAAAAAGAATATTTTGTAAGATATTGGAGAAGGGGTATCTTAGTATATTTTATCAATAAATCCACAGGATATAAGTTCGCAGGATTCAAATCTTTGGACGGGGATACTGAATTTTCGTTTTGGGGGCCAACCGATAATCGAGTCGATTATTTACAACTTGATATTGATGATTATTTGTTCCCCATAACTAGAAAAATATTTTCATCCGAAATGTCTAATCGAGATTTGTGCGACTTGGAAACTTCTATTCAAGTTGAGAAGGAATGTTCGAGGGAATTTGAAGACGCTGTTAATTATCTTTTCCCAGGAGAGGAGAGTTTACAAATCGCATAAAAAAACCCCGTTAAGGGGTTTTTATTTTTCTTCTATTTCTACAATAAGTTGGTCCGGTCCTTTTATGACTCTGTGCCAAACAAATTTCGGAATGTGAATTTGACTGGACTCAGACAATTTGACCGGCAATTGGTCTTCCATTTGGAATGACCATCCTCCGTCATTCAAAATAGTTACAACTCTATCACTTTGGTCTTGATGCCACTTGAGTTCCTCCTCATCAACTTCTGGAGAAAATTTTCTGATTAGTTTACCGTTTTGTTCAACTTGTTGGAATGGAAAATCCATAACTATTACCAAGAATTTTTACTTGAAAGTCCTAATTGTTTTGCGTATCGACCTACGTTACAACTCCAATACCCCGCTGTAGTTCTGTCTTTCTTCTGATCACATCTGTGTCTTGCTCTGAATGATTTTGCAGCACCTTTGTTTCTGTTTCTAACCCTAAGATTGGGATCTCCAAAAGTTACCTTTTTAACATTTCCACTTGGTGATTTAACATAAACCGCAAATTTCTTAGGACCTCCCGGTGTTCTGAATGGTTTACCCAATTTAACATTTTTACCTCTGTGTTTCGCCTCTTCCAAAACATCTTCTTCATCTTCTTCTTCAGAAACGAATGGAGCATCCAAATAAATCAACTCACCATTTACAACAATTTTTTTACCAAGATCAGATTCGACCATCATCAGGTCTTCTTCGTTCAAAGATATTTTATTTTCCGTCCAAAGTGATCTAACTTCATTTACCAAATTGAAATATCCTTCAGAATAAGCTCTAAAAATATTATTTGTCAAAGTTAGTCCGTTTTCAACATGATATCTCAAAGCATCAGAAATTTCAACTTCCTCTTTCAAAATTAAAGATTTATCCAAATGTTCCTCTAATGTTTCTCTAATGATTTTTCGTAAATCAATACCTTTTTTACTATAAATACTTCAGTCCTTTCTAATTCTAATTTTCCAATACGCTCCACCAGTTACATAAGGAGTAAATCTACCTGTCACCCCATCAAAAGTTCGATTGGTAACCCCACCACCAAGTTGGAATATTTTGTCGTCCTTGGTTTTCAATAAAATGCTTGTTCCGAGTGAATTAACCCAATCTTGATGACTCAACGCTCCGTTCAATCCAACATAAACTTGATTTCTAACTTTCGGTGGTTCAGGTGCTGGTTCTCTTACAATTTTAGGTTTGATATTCGCGGCGAATTTTCTTGCAACAACATTATTTTGAGATATGGTGTCAAACAAATATATAACCCCCTGATTATTACTCAATGTTATTGTGTCTTGAACAAAATTTTTCAAGTAAAAATTTTTTAGGATGGATGCCGTGTCAACAAGTGGAGTTGGAGCTGGTACTTCAACAATTTTTTCAACTTCAACTTCGTATGGGACTTGAACTTCAACCTCGT